ATATTCTGCGGCGGAATGCAGAGTGAAATTGCATTTGATGAAATCGTATCAAACTCAGCAACAGAAGAAGAACCACTGGGAACACTTGCCGGACGAGGAGTTGCAACCATGTACAAATCCGGAAGGGGCTTGAAAATCAAATGCACAGAACCCAGCATGATTATGGCATTGGGATCGATCACACCTCGAATCGATTACAGCCAAGGCAACAAATGGTGGACAAGACTACAGAACATGGATGACTTCCACAAGCCAACATTAGACGCAATCGGGTTCCAAGAACTGATCGCAGAAGAAGCGGCAGCTTGGACTACAGAAGCCGTCGAGGACCATGAACTCGTATATCAGTCATTAGGAAAACAGCCATCATGGATCGAATACACAACAGACGTAAACGAAACATACGGCGAATTTGCCGCAGGAATGCCATTAGCATTTATGTGCTTGAACAGAGTGTACGAAGAAAACTGGGATCACACAATCGGCAACGCATCAACCTACATCGATCCTACGATATACAACAACATATTCGCAGAATCAAGACTGAGTTCACAGAACTTCTGGGTACAAGTAGCATTCGACGTAACAGCGCGCCGGGTAATGTCAGCAAAACAAATTCCAAATTTATAACACCATGAAAACAGCAATAAACAGAAAAGGATGCATCAACAATCCAGACCTCACATACCAAGCAGAACCAAGGGAGGTGAAACTGAGGAAAATAATTAGCGGAGAATCCAGCAGCATGGAAGACGGAGTATTCCCAACAATCTACACAGAAAAAAAAGACGGTGTGCTACCAGAATACGATATCCGCAC